GGGTAACATATTCAACGATTGGTACGGCCTTAACTGGTGATGGCATTATTACTGTGGCAAATGCGCCTAAGTATTTAAGAGCCAATTGCACAGTTTATGTAACTGGCACAATCACAGCCAAGATCATGTACTGATATGAAAACCAAAGCCCAAAAGAAGATCAGCAAGGTAATGACTGAGTTTGGCAAGGGCAAGTTGACTACCAATAAAAAGGTCGTTACTAACCCAAAACAGGCTTTGGCTATTGCTTTGTCCGAGGCGGCTATGTCTAAACCAAAGGGTAAGAAATGAATATTCCAGAGACCTTAGACAAATCAACTGTTAATCAGTTACTTTTGTCTCATGGGACATGGAAACATCTTTTTTATCGATGCTATTCAAAAGTAAGCCCTGATTACAAAAACTATGGTGGTCGTGGCATTGATGTACATCCATCATGGCATGGTGACGATGGTTTTTATCAATTTATCAAAGATGTTGGGTTAAGACCTTCAAAGGATTATTCTCTTGACAGAATTGATGTAAATAAAGGCTATTCACCAGAAAATGTGAAATGGTCAACTAGCATTGAACAAGCAAATAATCGTCGAAATAGCAAAAGATACTTGTTTGAAGGTGAAAATCTTACCTTGGCTGAAATTGCCAGAAAAACAGGAATTGGATACCAAAGAATCTGGAAAGCAACAAAGATTTATGGTGACCCATCAGAACATACGAAAATTGATCCAGATGCTGGTAAACGTATGTATCAAGGCGAATTGCGGTCAACAAGTGAAATTGCGAAAATGGTCAACATGAAGCCAGCAACTCTTATGCGAAGACTAAGAAATGGCTTAGATTTTGATTTAGCTATTGCACTTCCACTTCAAGCTGGTGTACACTTCAGGGAAAGATCATTATGGTCTTAAAAAAATACCAGAATCCAAAAGGCGGATTGAATGAGGAAGGTCGAGAGTTCTACAAAAGGACTGAGGGACTGAACTTAAAAGCGCCTTTAAAAACGGGTAATTCAGGTCGACGATCTAGTTTTTTAGCACGAATGGGCAATATGCCTGGCGCTGAGATGAAAGATGGAAAGCCTACCCGACTTTTACTTTCTCTTAGAGCTTGGGGCGCAACGTCCAAGGAAGACGCTAAAGCTAAGGCTAAAGCGATCTCTAAGAGGAATATGAAGTGAGACCAGTATCTGTCGGAATTAACCCAACAGCAAATACGCTGACAACTGTTTATACAGTTCCTACGGGTTATTACGCCAAGTTTACTGTCATGTACATCCACAACACTGGTGGAAATACAAAGAGCATTACTGTCCAATGGTATGACTCAAGCACCGCAACAACCTTGGATATTCTTACTGCATATCCCTTAGCTTCTAAAGAATACCTTGAATTTAATGGTGTTGCTTACATGGTTTTAGAAGAGGGCGATAGGATTCAACTTACTACTGAAGCGGCTAGTTCCTTCAGTTTTATTGCTACATTTGAGGTTCAAGGAGCGCAAAGAACATGACCTACTTAGAACTTGTTAACGATGTGTTAGTTCGCTTGCGTGAAAGCACAGTATCTACTGTTGGCGAAACCGCCTATTCTGCTTTGATTGGCAAGTTTGTCAATGATGGTAAGCGTCAGATTGAAGATGCTTATTCATGGAATGTACTATCTCAGACAATTACAGTTACTACTGCTTCTGGCACAAGTTCCTATGCTTTGACAGGTGTTGGTCAGAAGTTTCGTGTTAACGATGCTATCAATACTACAAGTGTTATTACCCTAGATAACACTACTGTTGCGGATATGAACCGCAAGCTCAACTTTGGTACACCTTCACAGTCTATTCCTTCAGAGTTCTGCTTTAGTGGTGTAGATGGCAATGGCGACACAAAGATTGATTTGTTCCCTGTCCCTAATGGCGTATATACACTTAAATTTGATGTAACTGTCCCACAGGCTAATCTGTCTGCTGATGGCACTTCAGTCAAGGTTCTTGATTATTTGGTTGCTCAAAGTGCTTATTCTCGTGCTTTGATTGAGCGTGGTGAAGATGGTGGAACAAACTCTAATGAGGCTTATGCCTTGTTTAGAGGAATGCTCTCTGATGCTATTGCATTGGAAAGCACTCGTTATCCTGAAGACAACTTTGTGGCGGTCTAATGGCATCAGCACTCCAAAGTTACAGTCTCTCAGCACCAGGCTTTTATGGCTTGAATACTGAAGATTCTCCCCTTGATTTAGGGGCGGGTTTTGCCTTGGTTGCGACTAACTGCATCTTGGATCAGTATGGTCGTATTGGTGCTAGAAAAGGTTGGTCAAGGGTTAACTCTTCCTCTGGCAATCTAGGTGCTAACGATGTTGGTGTTATCCATGAGTTAGTCCAAAACGATGGAACTTTGACTATTCTATTTGCTGGAAACAACAAGATATTCAAACTTGGTACTGCTAATGCGGTGACTGAGTTGACCTATGGTGGTGGAGGTTCTGCTCCTACTATTTCAGCATCTAATTGGCAATGTGCATCCTTGAATGGCATTGCATACTTCTTCCAAACTGGTCACGATCCTCTCATTTATGACCCTGCCGTAAGTACAACTACTTATCGCAGAGTCTCTGAAAAGTCAGGTTATGTAGCTACAGTTCCCCAAGCAAACATCTGCATTTCAGCTTTTGGTCGCTTGTGGGTGGCTAATACATCTACAGACAAAGTAACTGTTACCTTCTCTGATCTGATTGCAGGTCATGTATGGGGTGGTGGCACTTCAGGCTCATTAGATGTATCTCGTGTGTGGCCTAATGGTGCAGATGAAGTCATGGGCTTGGCAGCTCACAATGATTTCTTGTTTATCTTTGGTAAGAAGCAGATTCTTGTTTACTCTGGTGCTTCTACTCCTGCCTCTCTTGTTCTGAGCGACACAGTAGGCTCTATTGGGTGTATCGCAAGGGATACGATTCAAAGCATTGGCTCTGACGTTGTTTTCTTATCAGACTCAGGTGTTCGCTCTTTGATGAGGACTATTCAAGAAAAGTCTGCTCCTTTGCGAGACCTATCTAAGAATGTTCGTTTCGACTTAGCATCATCTTTGGCGGGTGAAACTCTTGCTAATCTGAAGTCTGTTTACTCAGAAAAAGAAGCCTTTTATCTACTTGTTTTACCTGCTACTTTGCAAGTCTATTGTTTCGACACAAAGCAAAACCTACAAGATGGTTCTTCCCGTGTAACTAAATGGGACAATATTTCCCCAACAGCACTCAGATCGTTGCGTAATGGAGACTTGTACATTGGAAAGAATGGCTACATTGGTAAGTATGGTGGTTATCTTGATGATTCTTCTACTTATCGATTCTTGTACTACACAAACAATGCTGACTTAGGAAACCCTAATCAGATTTCCATTCTCAAGTCTATTACTGCCATTGTTATTGGTGGCTCTAATCAGTTCCTCACAATCAAGTGGGCTTTTGACTACTCAGGCGCTTATCAATCAGAGAACGTCTTTATTCCACCTCAAGGTTATTACGAGTATGGGGTTGGAGAGTATGCAATTGCAGACTTCTCAAGCGGTATACCAATTAAAGCATTGACAAGTAATGCTTCAAGTGCAGGTAAAATTGTACAAACTGGTTACGAAGCCACCATTAACGGCACTCAGTTGTCAATTCAGAAAATTGAACTTCAAGCCAAAGAAGGCAAGATAGGATAAATATGAGCAATTATTCAAAATCCACTAACTTTGCAACCAAAGATAATCTCTCGCCTGGCAATCCTTTAAAGATTGTTAAGGGTACTGAGATTGATACAGAGTTCAATAACATTGCAACTGCCATTGCGACTAAGACAGATAACTCCTCTGCCACCATTACTGGGGGTACGATAAATGGTGCTGTGATTGGTGGAACTACTGCTGCAGCGGGTACTTTTACCAACCTTACTGTTAGCACAGCCGCTACGATTGCTTCTGCCGCTATTAGCGCAGGAACAATCAATGGTGCGGTTATTGGTGGTTCATCTCCCCTAGCAATTACTGGTACAAACATTACTGCAAATACAGGTTTTAGTGGCCCATTGACAGGTGCAGTAACTGGTAACGTCACAGGCAATGTAACGGGTGATGTTACAGGAAACGTCACTGGTAACGTAACTGGCAATCTGACAGGTAACGTAACTGCCGCTACTGGAACTTCTACATTCAACAATGTGACCATCTCTGGCTCATTGGACATGGATAGTGGTACATCTGCAACCATTACTGGTTTGGCAAGCCCTACAAACGATTCTGATGCGGCTACCAAGGGTTATGTCGATGCACTAGCCCAAGGTATTGATGCTAAAGCCTCTGTGGTTGTAGCTACAACGGCTAATATCACATTGTCTGGCACTCAAACGATTGATGGAGTTGCGGTTTCTGTTGGAGACCGAGTGTTGGTTAAGGATCAGTCTACTGCTTCTAGCAATGGTATTTACTTGGTTGCTTCAGGTTCTTGGACTCGCACAACTGATGCTGACACTTATGCTGAGTTGGTAGCGGCTTTTACCTTTGTTGAAAAAGGCACAACTAACGCTGATTCTGGCTTTATCTGCACAATAGATGCAGGTGGAACATTGGGAAGCACATCAATCACTTGGGCGCAGTTCTCAGGTGCGGGTCAGATTACTGCGGGTGATGGTCTTACAAAGACAGGTAATACTCTTAATGTAGGTACTGCATCCTCTAGCCGTATTGTTGTCAATGGCGACAACATTGACTTGGCTTCTTCTGGTGTAACGCCAGGCACTTACCAATCTGTGACTTTTGACACCTATGGTCGTGCAACGGCAGGAACGAATCCTACGACTATTGCTGGCTATAACATCTCTAATGCTTATACCAAAACTGAGATAGATTCGATATTTGGCTCGACTACTGCGGCAGCTACTTCTGCATCTAATGCGGCTACCTCTGCTTCCAATGCGGCAACAAGTGCTTCTAATGCTTCTACAAGCGAGACAAATGCGGCTTCTTCAGCAACAGCGGCAGCGGCTAGTTATGACTCTTTTGATGACAGATACTTAGGTTCTAAGTCTTCTGCTCCTAGTGTTGACAATGATGGAAATGCTCTGTTAACAGGTGCTTTGTACTGGAACAACTCAGTCAATACTTTGTATGTTTGGACAGGATCGGCTTGGACTCAGGCGGCATTTACTGCCTCTGGCTTTGCTACCTTAACAGGCGTTGAAACCCTGACAAACAAGACCATTACATTTGCTGACAACACTCTAACCAATGTTGCAAGCATTAACACAGCACAGACATTCACAGCTACTAAGACTTTCTCAGGTTCATCATCAGCTACAGCCATTGTTTTAAACGATGCGGCAGAGGTAGCTACAGTATCAGCAACTGCGGCTACTGGAACGATTAACTACGACATTACAACTCAGTCTGTTCTGTATTACACAAGCAATGCAAGTGCAAACTGGACAGTTAACTTCAGAGGCTCTAGCGGTACATCGTTGAATACTTTAATGAGTACAGGTCAATCAATGACTGTAGCTTTCTTGGTTACTCAAGGCTCTACTGCTTACTACAACTCTGCTGTGCAAGTGGATGGCACTACATCTGGTGTTACGACTAGGTGGCTAGGTGGTGCGCCTACTGCGGGTAATGCTAGTGGCATCGACTCATTTAGTTATTTGATTATCAAGACAGGTAGTGCGACTTTTACAGTCTTGGCAAGCAACACACAATTTAAGGCTTAAACCATGCCATTACAAGCAACTTCTGGTGCGGCTAGTTACGATGCCTTTGGTGGTGGTGTTCCTGTTGTGCCTAACTAAATTGAGGAAGTGTTTAGCACATACCTTTACACAGGTAATGACCCATCAACTCAAGACATTATTAACGGCATTGACTTATCTACTAAAGGTGGGATGGTTTGGCAAAAGGCTCGAAGTTCTGTTGGTGACAATGTTGTTACTGATACTGTTCGAGGTTTAAGCGGTGGTCGAGGAAAAGAGTTGTATACAAATACAACTGGTGCTGAAAATGTAGACTCAGGAGTTACCGCTTTTTATACTAATGGATTTCGTGCTGGCGCAAATGGCCCAACAAATGGTAGTGGTAAATCAATTGCCTCATGGACATTCCGCAAGCAACCAAAGTTCTTTGATATTGTGACTTATACAGGTGTTGGAACAGGAGGTTCTCGTCAAGTAGCGCATAATCTTGGTTCAACACCAGGCTGTGTTTTTATAAAAAGAACAGATGCTTCTGGAGATTGGATGGGTTTTCATAGAAACACAGGCGCAACAAATTCTGCTATTGCAGAATTATCTTTAAATTTGACAACTGCCCCTGTTTCTGGTGCGGCATTTTCCCAATCACTTGTTACATCTACATATTTTGTTGCTGGAGATATCCAGTCTGCTGATGGAGGTGTTAGCGCAAATACAAATGGCGCAACTTATGTCGCCTACCTATTTGCCCACAACGCAGGAGGCTTTGGTCTGACTGGTACAGACAATGTAATTTCGTGTGGGTCTTATACAGGCTCAAATACAGTACAAACATCTGTTGATCTTGGTTATGAGCCTCAGTTTGTATTGATTAAAAATACAACTACTTCAGGTAATAATTGGTCAATGTTTGACAATATGCGAGGCGTTGCAACTGGCGGTGTTGATGCTCAACTTATTCCAAACTCAACAAACGCAGAATTAAATACAACTAATTGGCTATCTTTTACGTCTACAGGATTTCAGTTAATTCCTTTAAATAATGGAACAGTTAACAGAGACGCAAACACATACATCTACATAGCCATTCGTAGAGGCCCAATGAAAGTGCCTACAAGTGGGACTAGTGTTTATAACGCTAAAACAATTACTGGAACAAATGCGACAAACCCGTTAACAGGGGTTGGCTTTGCACCTGACTTGTTAATTGCATCACACAGAAACACGAATGCGCTAACACATCCTACATATTGGGATAAGTTAAGAGGAAGAACGCAGTATATAACTTCATCTTCAACCGCATCAGAAGGCAACACTCTTCAATCTATTGTTTCATTTGATATGGATGGAATTACATTAGGCGAAGACGGGCTTGATTTAGTCAATAAAGCATCGGGAACAACTTATGTTCATTGGCTTTTTAAACGTGCTCCTAACTTCTTTGATGAGGTTTGCTATACAGGAACTGGTGTTGCAAGGACAGTGACACATAACTTAAAAGCCACTCCTGAATTAATGATTGTAAAGAATAGGTCATCATCACGAGGGTGGGCTGTATATACCGCAACAACTGGAAACACAAAATATCTTTATTTGAATACAACCGATGCCACAGCAACAGCATCGACAATTTGGAATAATGCAGGGCCAAGTTCTTCAACATTTAGTGTTGGAACTGCCATTGAAACAAATTCAAATGGCGCAACCTATGTTGCCTACCTCTTTGCTACTTGCGCTGGTGTTTCCAAAGTAGGAAGCTACACAGGTACAGGAGCAACGCAGACCATCTCGTGTGGTTTTACCGGAGGCGCAAGGTTCGTCTTAGTGAAGCGCACCGACTCAACTGGTGATTGGTATGTCTGGGATTCAGCACGAGGAATGGTAAGTGGCACAGACCCATCATTAAAGTTGAACACAGCAGGGGCTGAAGTCAACGCCAACAGCATCTACACAACGACTGGTGGCTTCCAGATTGTCACCAATTCGGTTGGTATCAATGCCTCTGGCGGAACATACATTTACTTAGCTATCGCATAAACATTTCATTGGGAACAATCATGCAAGTACGAATCAGAGAAACAGGCGCAGTCATGTACGAAAGTGAATTTCGTGCATACACAAAAGCCAATGGTGGCCCATCATGGGAGACAACAACAACTGAAGTCTTAGAGGCTTTGGGTGCTGATGTAGTCTTTGAAGGCGCACAAGCTACTGGTGGTACTGTTTACCAATACTCTCAAGCCTCTGGTGTTGAGCAAGTTGATGGTAAGTGGTACACAAAGTATGTGCTTGGCCCTGTCTTTGTAGATACTACAGATGAGACGGGCAATGTCACATCTGCTATTGAACATGAGACTGCTTACAAAGCCACTAAAGATGCTGAACAGGCTAAGAGTGTTCGTCAGACCCGTGATGATAAACTAACAGAAACTGATTGGAGATTTCGTAGCGATATGACTCCATCACAAGAGTGGAAAGACTACTGCCAAGCATTGAGAGATGTTCCTTTGCAAAGTGGTTTCCCTTGGACTATTACTTGGCCTGTTGAGCCACAATAAGGAGCAATCATGGCTGTAACTAGCGCACAAATTGTAGATTTTCTGCTTGCTAATCCAGGCATGACTGATGCCCAGATTGCTGCTGCAATGCAGGAATATAACGTCACCCCTGCACAAATGGCTGCGGCTGTTGGTTTGCCAACTGAGGCGGTGCAAGAACGCTATGTTGCGGCTGCTCCAAATACTTATACGGCTGAAAATGTTAATAAACTAGCGGATCAGATTCTTTCTCAAGGCACTACTGAGGCGTGGACAGGTGGCTTACCTCCAGAGACTGCTGCACGTTATATGGCAGATGAGTTGGCTAAAAGTGGTGTAACAAACATTACGCAAGTTGCCAAAGGCGATGATGGAATCATTAACGCTATGACAGGTGAGAAGTTAATCTCTGGTTATGGTGAGCGTACAGGTGGAAACCTTTGGTCTGGTTCTTACGAAGGTAAGGGTAATACTGGTTTTGGTGTTAACTTTGATGAAT